ATCTTTCGATCCCAAAGCCTGACAAGGAAGGATGTGCCGAAATCATCGGTGATCTGGAATGGCACCGCTGAATACCTGGATGCATATCTCAGGAATCCTTTGATATTCATGGCTTCAGCCCGTGGCACAATGATCTTGCATTTCTTCAATTCGTAATCAAAATCATCTGCCACATCCACGGCCCCATCGGCTGCTTCAAATCTGGATTGCCTTGTGGAAGATTCTTCTTCATATGGCACAAGTGTGCCGCGGCTTACAGTGTAAGGGCCAATGATCACGATATCACCCGCTTCTTGAATAGCCTTCTTCTTCTGAAAAGATCTTCAAGCACCGGCGCAATTTCCTGCTCGATTTCCTGAATGAATGCATCTTCTTCTGGCTTGTCATCGATCGGGAAGATCAGATTGATCACTTGGCCATTATTAGCAGGAAGGGCACCGGTTCGATTGATCGCTGAAAGATTGTCAATCCCAATGGCCCTTGTGGCGGCCTTTGTGATCACAAATTCCCCAGGCTCAAGGGCTGCTGCAATTCGATCACCGGATCCGGTTCCCGGCACAAGCCCACCCTTTTGGAAGGCCATCAGGAATGAAAAGGCCGCCGCGGCAGCGGCCGCACCCAGGGCAGGGCCAATGATCGGGATGGCTGCAAAGGCTTGATAGGCTTTCACCGCGCCGATCTTGGCTTCTGCGAATCGATTCGATCGCTGTGCCTGCTGCTCGGCAGCTTGGCCAATTGCGATGGCCTTTAGCCTTTCACCTATCCAGGCCTTTGTCATCGCCAGCGTGTTATTGATGAAGGCCCGCTTCATGGATTCCCAGATGGCCGTCTGCCGCTGCTGCCAAGTCATTTCCTTATCAAAAAGGCTTACATAAAAAGCTTCATACCCTGCTTCAAGGCTCGAAAGGGCAAGCATCTGTGCCTGATGCGTCTGCATGTAATGATCAAGCAAGGCATCCTGATGCATTTTTCTGGCTTCCAATATATCCATGCTGGCCTGGATTTCGATCTGGGCCTTCTGGGCTTCAGTCAATTCGGTATTGCTTATTTCCCTTTCCATGGCCGCGGTGATCATGCCTTCCCGGGCCTTCAGCCATCGATCTGTATGCATCTGGCTGCTGGCCGTGATCCGCATATTGGCGGCTTCCATTTCATCGGATGTGGCCTTGGCAATATGCTTGGTTTGGGCCTTGTATGATTCCGGGATGATGGGCTTCACTTCCAGGATCGTTTCGAATGCCGGTGCCGGTGTGGGTGCCGCGGCCGATACGCCACCCGCAGCCTGCCCCATCTTCTTCATTTCTTCCAAGCCACCGGCCACGGCCCCTTTGATTTTTGCCACCCATTCGGTGACTTCACTTCCAATTATTTCCCCGCCATTCATCACGGCATCTGCCGCACCGGCGGCCAGATCTTCCATCTTTTCGATACCATTGGCCACAAAATCATCGAATCCAGGGATCAGCTTTGCAATCCACCCGGCCGCCTTGATGATCACATCCTTGATCTTTTCATAAATCTTGCCCCAGATATCCTTCACCGCTTCCCATACATTTCCCATCACTTCCTTGATCTTATCCCTGAAGCGGTATACCAGCACGATCAGGCCACCGATCACGGCCGCCACAAGCACCGCAACCAATCCCCAAGGCCCGATCATGGCGGCATGGGCCATCAGCCATGCAGTGCGAAGCACCCGCACCACGCCAATGGCCACCTGGATGGTGCCCATCACAATCTTCACCGCCCCGGATACCAGCCCGATCCCCTTCACCACCAATCCTATTCCTTGATGGATGGCAAAAAGTGAAAGGTAGATCTTCGCCGTGGTGAAGATCAATTCCTTGTTTTCTGATATCCAGCCCACTGTCCATTTCACGATCCCCACCATATACGGCTTGATATCCTGGATGCCTTTGATGATGCCCTGCTGGGCGGCCCGCATTTCCGGGGCCATGGCCTTGAATACGGCAATAAAATTTTCTTCCAGGGCCGCTTTCATGATCTTCGCATCCCCGGATACCGTATCCATCATTGTGCGATACTGTTCCGCCGCTTGATTGGTGCCAGTTATCTTCTGGGTAAGACTCTCGAAGCCTTCACTTCCAGCCCGCACCAATGTGAGCATGGCCGCGGCCACTTCCTTATCAAATCCCTTCACTGCTTCTTCAACACCAAAGGTTTGCCCCTTCAGCTTATCAAGTACCGCCCCCAGGCCATCGGCCTGCATTGATACGCCACCCAGAAGGGCTTGAAGCTTTTCATTGGGTGCAGCCAATGTGGCCAGGGCACTTCGAAGGGCGGTGCCAGCCTGGGTGGCTTCCAATCCACTGTCAACCACCAAGGCAAGAAGGGCAACGGTTTGCTCCAATGAAAGGCCGGTGGAATCCGCCACCGTACCGGCATACCGAAGTGAATCGGAAAGCCGTTCGAAGGTCATTGTGGAATTTCGATTGGCGGCCGCCATCACATTGGCCACCCGTGCCGCTTGGTCGGATCCCATCCTGAATTGGTTCAGTGTTTTCACCACCAATTCAGCGGCCGGGCCAAGGCCCGTATCAAGGGCACCGGCCAGATTCAAAACATGCGGTGTGATGGCCTTTATTTCTTCCAGGGATTTCCCGGCACTGGCCAATGAAAACATGGCATCCGAAGCTTCCTTGGCACTGAAGGCCGTGGTGGCCCCAAGATCGCGGGCCACCACTTCCAGGCTTTGCAATTCCGCCTTGGTCGTACCGGTAACGGCTTGCACCTTTGCCATGCCTTGTTCGAAGCTGGCACCGGTGAAAACAGCAGCGGCGGCCGCTGCCCCAAGGGCAAGCTTGGCCGCCATTTCAAGCTGGCTGAATGATCTGGTAAGGCCACCCGCGCCTTCCTGGATCTTCCGGAATCCAGATCTGATCTGGGTGGATCCGCCACTGATCTTCTTCTTCAATTCATCGAATCTGGATGATACGGCCTTCACCTTTGCACTAGCATTATCATCCACATTGATTTGAAGGCTAATACCCGCGGCCATTCCTCAGCCTTTCTGATTCTTCCTTCTGCTGCTCGATCTGGATCCTTGTGACTTCTTCAGAAATCACCCGCAGCTTCAGAAGCAGATCGCCCGCTTCTTCTTCTGTAAGATCCAGATTGTAAAATCCCGTCACAGATTCGCCCAGGTGCTTCCGATCCCAAAAAAGATTCCATGCGAGTAAATTATCAGGATCAAGCCTTTCTTCCTGAAGAATACATGGGTGGCCGGTTTCATCACATTCTGGATCTGTGCCAGCTTCATCGCACTTTGCCCGGCATTCTTCACAGGTGAAGCCACCATTCATGGCCTGCTGCCGGACAAAGGCAATTAATTTTTTATTTGTCCCTGAAGCTGATGCACGTTCGCGCCCAGCTTATCAAGAAGATCAACCTGCACTTCCTGGGGAAGATAGTTGATCATTTCGGTGCTGAATTCCACCTGCTGCCCCTGGTCATCCAGGATGTTATCCCATCCCTTCAATGCCCAGGAGAGCATATCGGATAGCACCTTTTCCCAATTCGGTTCACCACCCCGCCGCGGCATGTGCCGCTGCAAGATATCCTGCCGAACGTGGGCCGGGATTCTTCGATAATAGAAAGTGGATCCATCCTTTTCGAATGAAAGCCTTTCTTCTTCCTTGATGATTCTGATTCCCATAATGCCATCCTTTCTTGTCAGGTTTTCTTATTCCCCACATCGATCCATGGGGTGCCACTTATCGCACCGGATGAATTCCCATCCATCCGATTTCCCACCAAGATACTTGAATTGGCCTGATCAGTCACCCCATATCCGGTATTTCCGTAAAGGTGGCCGCCAAGCACCCTGACGCCACTTGCACCGGATCCAATCCGAAGGCCATCGCCACCGTTACTATCGAAATAGCACCCGAAGAAGGCATGGTCATTATCTGCCGAAGTGATCTGAAATCCGTGGCTCGAATTATTCCGGCACCATATCCTTGAAGCTTCCACCCTTCCACCGGATACCAGAATGCCCACCCCGGTGGCCCCGTCGATCTGAAAGCCTTCCAGATACCAATTCCCGGAAGCAATCGTGATCGGATAGGATCCCAGATCATGCAGCCCATGGCCAAGGGATACAATGAATCCGCCGGTAGGGATATTGATAGTTAGGGCGGCAGAAAGGTATGCCCCATCATCAATCAGGATCTTCCTTTTCCCGGCGGCTATGGCCGAATTCAGGGATTGATAATTCCCATTGGTGCCAACAATTTCATCCACCCATGGGCCAAGCCGATTGAAGTTGGCTGCCGTTTGGGTATTGACATTCCAGAATCCCATTCCATCACCGCCCCATCAGTTTTCATTCAGGTAATTGGTGGCGAATTGATTCTGAATCAGAAGCCGCACTTCCGAATCCTTTTTTTCATTGATATTCGGATAATAGCTGGCTTTCCACACCGTTGAATTCCCCGATCTGTGGGCCTGAAAGCTGAATGATTCCTTGTACGGCCCAGGATCTTCCGTGGGCATTCCGCCATGCTCATTCCAGATCAGCCGATCCATCAGGATGGCCCATCTGAAGTATTGCCCGGTGGAAAGGATCTGTGGCCCGGTGAATACCAAGGCCCCCATCATTGGCGTATCGGCCGAAAAGGCCGCTGGATATAGATCGGTGCTGTACCTTGGATAATCAAGCTTCAATGTGACTTCACGGAAGCCGCCGCGGCAGGGCTGCTCGATGTTTTCACCGCTTTCACATGATTGATCATCGCCCTTGATGTTATTGGCCAGGGTGAATTCAAAGCCCGAAATCCGCTGATCCGTCACAGATCCGACACCGCCCGCTTCGGTGCCAAGCCGCATCCTGGCATTGGGAAAGATGGCCTGGGCGTTGGTATTCCCCGGCAGCGTCCAGGATGCGTGATTGTAGGATCCCCGAAGGTGATCATAGCCAATCAGATCGAAGGATATATCAATGCCCTGGGGCGTGCCGGTGATGGTCATCTTGTCAACGTATACCGAATAGTATACCCAATCCGGCGATACCTGCTTGTATATACCAAGCACCCCGCGGCGCACCTTTCGATCATTGGCAGATCCCCCGGTGCGCTCCCCGGCCGCCCAGGCTTCATCCTGAAGATCGTTGTCAAGCTCGAAAAGATGGCGATATGCACCCGTGGTGATCAGGTATGGGCTTCCGTTCGTGGTTTCGGCATTCTCGAATCCGAAAGCACAAAGGGCAAGCCTTTCCCATCCTTCATATCGAAGCCTTCCCTGGATCGTGCCCTGCACCACCTTCTTGATGATATCGGATGGCGATACCACCCCAGCCCCCACCAAGGCCGGATCCTTGGATCGATCCTGGGCAAGTATCAGGCTATCACTGGCCGCCGGAATCTGATGGGTGGCAGCCAGGGCGGTGCCCGTGGGCACATCAGGAAAAGCGATGGCCGGGCCTGCCCCGTACAATCCCCTTTCCTTTTTGAAGGCATATTTTGTGAGGATTCCTACTGCATCGGCCATGGCAATTCCCTTTCCTTGTTAGGATACCGTGATCTTCATTTCATTCCCGGTATACATATAGGCATTCGATGATCTGTATGCTTCAAGGCTTCCTTCCAGGGTAAGCGGCCCGGGGCCGCCCACCGGGGCATCGAATCCTTCTGTGATCTTCAATTCCGGAAGCTGGATCAGAAAACCCTTGGCCGAAGGGCCGGTGAATGTAAGATCGGCCTGAAGTGATGTGTCAGCGGCCTTCCATGTGGCAAAGGTATCCGCGGCATAGCGGGGAATCTTGATCTTCAGCATACAAGTGCGGAAATCCCCTTCAATGGGATCCAGGGTTTCCTTTGGTGTGGTGGCGTCACTGGCATAATCACCTGTATGCATCTGGCGATCGAATTCCAATTCGAAGCTGGCAAGGCCGACCGCATCGCCCGATGTGAGGGCATTGGCCTGATCACCGATCCTGAATACCATCTGGGAAAACAGAAGCCGATCCGCCGCGGCCGGTGCGATGGCCGGGAATGCCGTGGCACTTCTTTCCACCTTGCGGCAGTGCCATTCACACGCGAGCTTGATATTGTCACCGGCATCGCCTTTGATCGTGAATTTCTTGCCCTTGGATGGCCCGGCCCTGAATCTGGATACCTGCTTTTCAATTTCGATGAAAAGATACTTGGCAAGCTGATCTTCGATGGTGATCACCCCGGCGGATTCCGCCCCCATGATATGCTCGATGATCGGTATGAAGTTATCATAATCCAATTCATGATTTGTGGTGCCCTGCACCACCCGATTCCCCTGATCCGATTTTTCCCGGCCGCCATATCCAAGAAGGGCTTGCTTCTGGATCCTTTCCCAATTCTCGATGATATTCTCATCGGTAAAGGGAATCGGATCATCCACCGCGGCATATGAAGATGCCCACGATACCACTTCCTTGATGCCCATCTTTGCTTTCAATCCGATTGAATCTGCCATGGCTTTTCCTTTCTATCTTCAAGGCCTAAGTGAATGCCCCATAGTCAAGCGTGATTTCGATATCCATCCGAAAAGCAGCCAAGGGTGGAATCACCGGGCCGCTGAATCCAAGTGGTGTCAGGGCGAATGCCGTTGGATCCGAATGTGTAACCTTTGCCTGCACGGCGATGCCGCCAAGCGTGATATCATCATAGATCAATTCTTCAAGATCATCCTGAAGATCGGCCTTCTGGGCTTCCACATCCCCGGAATCGTGCAGGAAGGCCACGATATGCACCCGCATTGATGAAGATCTTTCTTCATTGGTAAGATCTTCCATGGGATCGGATCCGCGGAATATGTATATGGCCGGGAGATTCAGTGCATCAGGTATCAGGCCAGCCACACTTCGATACTCTGGGCCATTGAATCGAAGCTTGGCCGCCGCGGCATTCCCGATGAAATGCAGGGCTTTTTTCCGAAGGTATTTTTCCATCATTCACCTGCCCCATGCTTATCAATCAATTCTTGCACGATATCGGCAAGCTGCTTCACAAGCTCATTCACATTTGACACATGAAGGCCGAAGAATTCCCTGGCTGGAAGGGCATTGGCCCCGGTGTGATGGCCATGGGCCTTGGCGGCCGATTGCCTGCTTGTGAAGAAGATTTCACCGCGGGTGGGGCTGATCGCCCTGCTGGCCATATCCCCAAGCATGGCATTGGAAATGCTCAGTTGCACGAATGGCGGCCGCCTGATCCCCACCTTGTAAGATGCATAGTTTTCAAATACCATCGATTTCATCTGCCTGCCGCTTTTCGTCTGATCCCGGCCGCCGGATGGCATCGGATATCCTTCGGGGCGATACGTATCGGTCATTGGTGCATAATACTTCTTCGGGCTATATGGCTGGAAGGGCGCACCATGCATATCCCGGCCGGAAAGTGTCCGCTGGGCGATCAGTGCCCGGGCGGTTTCACAAAGGGAATACATGGTAGAATCATCTTTACTAAGGCCAACATATATTCCCCTTAATGCCCTGCTAACGTCGTCTTTTGTCACCATAATGCTTGCGGCCACTTTTCACCTGCTCATCGAAATGCCAAGCTTCACATTGTATTCTTCGCTTGGGCTTATGGATCCGGATTCATCAAGATCCACGGAAATCTGCCCCACTGCCCGGATGAATTCCTTTTCAAATTCATCCAGGTAGAAAGCGGATTTCACCATGAAAAGATCACCTGGAAGCACCGTCATATTATCAAATAGCAGATGAAGCGAAAGATAGACCGCGGCCTGCCGAAGCGGTTCATAATCGGCAATCAGATCCAGGATATTGTCCGCGGATACATTCAGGGCTTCATTCCGAAGTGAAGATTTCAAGCGGATCCCGATCTGCTTCTTGGCCTGGGCACGCCAATGGGAAAGGCCGCCACTGTTCCGTCCGTATTCCACGGCCTTGGCTTCCCGATCGATCACATCGGCATCCAGGCAAAGGATGGCTGCATCCCAATCGTTGATCATGGCCTATCCTTCCGGTGATGGCGGCATATCATGGGGAAGCACTTCCCCATCCGCGGCCGCTTCTTTCTTTTTGGCTTCGCCCGCGGCCTTCTCGGCTTCCTTCTTCGGGGCTTCTTCTTTCGGGCGGTAGGCTTCGGGATTGGCGGCCAGATCTTCCATCAGCTTGGCAGCGGCTTCCGGTGCCATTTCTTCGATCTTGCAGCCAAGCCGATCGAAGTAATCCCGATAGGCTTCGATTCCCAGCCCATCCACCTGGAAATACCGCCCAGCCTTTACCAGCACCCAATCGGGCCGGTATTTCGCCATGCTTTCACGGCACAGCACCCCGGTGCCATACACAAAATCCACGTATTTCTTGGCCCCGGTGAAGGTCGCATGGGGAAAGATGATCTTGAAGGCCTTGGTGATCTCGATGGCATTCGGATGCCCTTCGATCCCTGGCTGCTTCTTTTCTGTGTCCGCCATCGGCTTCGCCGTGGCTTCTGCTTTCTTCCTTGCCATTTCAGATTCCTTTCTGATTGATGCCTGGGGATCGGCCCCACTGCCGATCCCCAGGCTGCCAGGCTATTCCAGGATCCGCGAGTAATCCCACCTTGCTTTTCAGCCCTGCCTATACCAGCCCGGCATTCAGCGTGCCGCCCGTAAGCACCGCGGTTTTCACCTGGGCGGTAAGCCGTACATACCGGCGAAGCCCGGTGCCCGGAAGGGCGAATTGCACGTTTTTCAGCTCGGCCGAATCATAGGCGATATCCCCGCCCAGGTTCGGCCCCGGCGTCACATCCGCGAAGCTGGAATCATCGGCCGAATCTTCCAATCCAAGCTGGATGGTGGCCGATCCGCCGCTTGTGCAATTCTGGAAGTTGATCTGCACCACGGGCGGATTGGCGGGATTCATATCAATCCCTTCCAGATCCACCGATGCACTGTTCTTTGTGGTGATAGTCCACCCGCTGGAAAGATCTTCATCATTCCAGAACATGGCCTGGGCATCGAAGGCCTTCTGCGCTTGTCTGCTCATTTCTGCATTCCTTTCTTTTCTTGCGTCAGATCCCAATGGATAGGATCCGGGGATATTCCCCGGATCCTGCCCGAATTAGCTGACGGTTTCGGTGTCGATGATCGCATCCGATACAATGATCGGGATCTGATCCCAGGCTGACACCGGGCGGCCCATGGCATCCAGGGTGGTTTGCATGATGATTCCGGCGGTCAGGCAGGAAGCCTTCAACTGCCTTCTGCTTCGCTTGCTCATCACGATCACCGATGGCGTGCCGACAATCGAATCCACAAGCTGATCCATCAAGGTGTAGGTCAGCGTGCTTCCGGTGGCCCGAAGATCTTTGATCCAGCCGATCGATCGGCCATGCTCGACCGCCACCCCGGCAATCTGTTCCACTCGGGTGCGATAAGCTGGCTTGGTATCCAATTCGCCCAGATCCCGCACAGAAATGCCCGAAGCCGTCTGAAGCCCCTTGCAATAACTGTCACCGAAGCGGATGGCGAATACGCTGGATCCGTCCGTGCCGGTGGATCCACCGGCATCGATCACCTGGGTGCCCGGATCCACGATCCGTGCCATCAGCCCATCGAAGGCATCGGCATCGGTGAAGGCCGCACCGGCGCGGCCACCCGGGCTGTTCCCGTAAAGGAAAAATTGCACAAACTCGATCCCCATGGCCTTCACAAACATCCGATCATAGGATGCCCGCTTTTCCCGCCCATAGGCTTCCACCAAAGCGGTGTCGATATCGGAATCCCCACCGAACGGCTTCAGCACTTCCACATTCTTCTGCACCACACCGGTGGTTTCAGAATAGCTGCCATTCAGCTTTCGGAAGCCGATGCTGGGAAGGGCCGATTCCGTATTGTATGAATAGGAAAGCCCGGCGATGGTATCGAAGGGCACGTACTGAAGAAGCGGTTCCTCAGTGTACAGGGTTTCCACCACGGCACTTTTATGCGGATCCGTGGCGGATTTCTTCAATTCAATTAGTGTCATCATGGCAGATGATCCTTTCTGTGATCACCGGCCGGAATCCACTATGGTTTGCTTTCATGCGGCATGGGCTTGTACCCTGCCGCCATTCTCTGATCGATCGAAAGGTGGGAAAGATCCTTGTCAAGCCTGCCCTTCCCTTTGGTATTCACCGGGGCGATGGGTGGCGGATCATCCGGAATCGGATCTTCCGGCGGATCTTCATTCCCCTGGCTGAAAAGGCCAAGATCTGCATATTCATCATATTTCGAAAGGTTCCGAAGCAGATCTTCATCAGAAAGGCCATCTTCATCTTCCCCGGGGATCTTGAATTTCCCTTTCAATCGATCGGGGATGGCTTCCAGGGCGGCTTTCCACCGATCCCGGGCCGCATCCATCAGCATCTTATTCTGCGGTTCCAGCCGATCGATTTTTTTCTTCAGATCTTCAATGATCCTTTTTTCGGTGGAAGTCCCTGAATTCAGATCATCTTGGATCTGCTTCAGGCCTGCTTCGGCTTCTCTGGCCCTTTCCTTCCACTTCTTCAGATCTTCGCCACGGGATTTATGCCAGGATTCATCCACGGCAATCTGGCCGGGCTGCAAGATCCGATCGCCAATGGCCAATGGAACATCGGCCGCGGCATCAATCACAGCTTTCTTCTGTGATTCATCCATCTGGATGCCTGCTTCACTAAGCACCTGCAAAATCAATTCATGCACTTCAGCCATTCTTGGCCATCCTTTCTTCCGCCCGCCCGGGCGGTGCCTTCTCATCCTACCATTTCAAAATACGCTTTCAGCGTGCCGCCATCGGAATACGCCAGGCCACCATTCACCACTTCCAGCCAGATCTTTTCGAACGGCAGTGGGATTGGCTTGGTTTGGCAGATTGTGAAGATGGCAATCTTGGTGCCCGAATGTGGCCCAGCGGCCGCGGCCAGATCCACGTTGGCGGTTTCCAGGTTCAAGCTGTCCCAGCTTTGGCCGTCAGGATATGATGGAATCCGGCCATAATATGAAGGCTTTGGAAGCAATTCAGAAGATCCCCGAAGCCTGGCCTGGAAGGTGCTTGTGCCGTCACCGCCCGCCAAGGTATATTGGAAATGCCCGATGATGAAAACGGGCAGCACATCCCCATACCTCACATTGAATTCATCGGAAGCAGCCATCAGGCCGGATGATAATACACCGGAATAACTCCACGGCCCGGCGGATGCGTTGATCGGTGGCGTCACACCTAAGATTCTATTCATATCGAATTCCTTTCTTGTGGCCAGCAGGCCACCGCTGGGCTTTATTTGTCAAGCCTTTTCCCATTGGATCCCATTATCACCGGTAATCGGCTTCTTGTGATCATTGGATCCATTCATGATCACTTCGGGGATCCCGCCCTGATCTTCTGGGAAGGCCGTGCAAGAAAAAGCCTGCTCGGCTTCCATGCCAGGCCCGGCATCCTTTAGGAACATATTTCCGCCATAATGCCTGCAAGTCAGGCAGGCCATCGGCAATCTTCTGGCCATCCGAATCCCCCTTTTATCACATGGGTGGAATGGTGTGATAATCCACCATCTTCAGCATCAAATCCAGAACGGCTTCCATGGCCCCGGGGATCACCTTCGGGGCCGTTGGAGTGCCATAGAATGGGCTTGTGTAATAGGCGAAGCATTCGGCAATCATTTCCAATTTATCCTTTGTGCCATATTTACTGATATTGGCTTGCGTCCACACCTTCCACTTCCCGAATACTTGGGATTCCTTCAGGGCTTCATCCCATAGATTCTGGATTTCCGGGGTGGAAAGATTGTGGGCCAATTCATGCCTAAATACGGCCCGGGGCCAATCATCTGCACCCGTCCAGCCAAGCCCCACATTCCCACGATATCCATCCTTGGCTTCCCATTCCAGCACCTTCAATCGCTGGGCTTCTGTAAGCGGTTCACAATTGGATCCCATTGTCATCCGGATGTGCTTCGGGCCGCCATCGATTCTGCCCCATGCACTTGATCCGCGGCCGATTTCCATCCTGGGCAGCTTGCCAAGGAATTCTGGGTATCTTTCCAGGAAGGCTTGGGCGGCCTTATTGGTCAGATTCATGAATTCAAGGGCATCATCCGCGGATGTGTATGCCTTGACTTTCATCTGCACATCGGCTGATTTCCAATAGTAATCAGTGAAGCCCATCTTCCTGCCATAATCAAGGGCATCGGCCGCGGCATCAAATTCCACATATTCCGGCACAGATGAAAAGATTCCATCCGCCCCTACCGATGGCAGTGAAATCCCCTTTGCCTGGGCGGCTGCCACGGCATCGCCCTTCATTTCACCGGATTCCTTGATGGCGTTGGCAAGATCCGGGTGGGCCGCGAAGAATTCATGCCTGCAATTCCATCCGCCACCATCAAGGAATACATTTCCCGTCTGCCCGTTATCCATGCCTTCGATTTCTTCCCTGGAATATATCTTCCCCACATGCTGGATACAGAATTTCCGGGTGATATCATCGATTGGGCCAAGGTAAATGAATTGCTTGATGCCGTATTTCTCCGCCTGGCTGGCCTGCACCGATCGGCTGAATTGCATGTGGGCGGTGCGGGCATAGGTTCCAGCGTGCCATTCATACAATCCCCGCCGCTTTCCCCATGGATAATCACCTGTAATCACCCCACGGATAGCAGCCAGGGCGGATCCGCGGCTTGTGGCCGTTAGCATCTGATCAAGAAGCACCTGATCCAGCCGATCCATCGCTTCCTGCCCCAGAAAGGCAAAGTGATCCCGCTGCCTGGCCTTCAGGGCATCCACCAATTCCTTGGGAATGGAAGTTACACCTTCGGGCAGGCCCATGGTGCCAAGGCCGATGGCTTCTTCAATATATCCCTCAAGGGCACGGTATCCCCGAAGGTACTGATCCACATATCCCATATATTCATCGGTGAATTCGCTGGCAATCTGCCCGGTGGAAAAAAGATTCTTGCCATACCATGCCAGCTTTTTGGCCCTGGCTTCATCAAGCGGGGCTTCGGCCATGATTTCGGCCACACGTCCGAACATTTTAGATTCCGACCGTCGAAGGGCGGCCAGAAGATCATCCTGGATCTTCTCTGCCGCCATCGCCAATTCGGATGCCGTCCGATTCAATTCGGCAATTATGGCTTCCACATCTGCCATCAATCATTCCCGCCTTCAAGGCCAGGCTCCACGGCCTGATTTCTTATCAGGCCGGAAAGATCCGGGGATCCACCTGCCGCCCGGATTTCACGGTTGATCTGGGATATCCTTTTCACTTCTTCAATTGCCTGCTCAAGCGGCATTCCCCTTTCTGATGCCAGATAATGGGCCGGACTATTCACATTGATACCGATTTCCTGCTTCACCCTGATGATCTTCTCTGTGGGATCTTCTGGGAAGGATACGGGCTTGAATTGCACCTGAAGATGCACCCAATCCGGCATCAAGCGGCCACCGTTGATCTGTGGCCATCGGTTCCACACCATCTTCGATTTTTCAAAGCCATCTTCTTCAACATCCGCCCATGCCCACAATTCTTCTTCCCGCATTTCAAGCAATTCCATGTTATCGATCATTTTGGCGTATCCCGAAAGATCCTTTTCTTCACTGCTCCAAGCCCCAGGTGGAAGCCCGCGGGCACC